AGACACTCACCCCATCAACGCGCGATTTTTTACGCGAATAGCCCAATGCGCGAAGAACTGCGCCTGCGCGTATCTCGTCGCGTCGATTGACGTGCCTCGGGTCAAACCCCAGCGCACCCTTGAGCACCTCACCAACGCGCAAAAAATTACGTGTTCGAGGCGTTTCGCCCGTCAGGGGATCGGGATCATCAAGCCAGTGGTTGACCGCCTCCTCCCACGAATCCCGGATCGTGTGGTCGTCATGGACCGCCCCGGCAAGCGCCTCGGCATCCTGATAATCAATGCCCACCAGGTCGTACATCACCCGACCCTCGGCCCAAAGTTGCAGCCGATCCCGGCGGATCGCCTCGACGTCGGCCTGGCTCACGGCCACCGGCAGCCACCGGCGATTTCCGGTTTCGTCGGCCAGGAACTCGTCCTTGTTGGTCGTACCAATGAACACGATGCGCCGGGGGAACGTGACCGAAAACTCCCGGTACTTGGGCACCCAGGACTCGTGCGTCCTGGTGATAAACGCCTTGATCGTTTCGAGTTCCTTGGTGTGCAGGCCGCGCAGCTCACCGATCTCGCCCAGCAAACGCCCGCGCATGCGCCTGGCCAGGTCGTCCTCCTTCTCGTGGAAGGACACCTCGGTGAAGAAGTCGTTGGACGGCACCATCGCGGCCACGCCGGTCGACTTGCCCACGCCCTGCCCGCCTACCAGGATCGGCACCATGTCGGCCTTCACGCCTGGAGTGACGACCCGACCCGCCAGTGCGGTCCATAGGTATTTGCTCACCGCCCCGGTGTAGGGCGTGTCGGCTGCGCCAAAATACTGGGCCAGGAACTTCTCGGCGCGCGGCACGCCGTCCCACGTGAGCTGATCCAGCCAGGTGATGGCCGAGTCGAATGGGTGCTCGTCGGCCACCAGGAGCACGGCGTCGCGGATCAGCTCGCGCCCCACGGCCTTGAAGCCGGTGCGCTCGATCTTGATGCGCAGACGCGAGTAGTCCGAGTCGGTGAACGCGGCCCACTGGTCGCCACCCTCGGGTGCCCACATGATCTCGTCGCGGAACGTGTCGTACCTGATCTGCATCCCGCACAGGTCGGGGCGCACCAGCGCCATCACCACGTTGCCGATGCTCGCCTCGATCTTGCCCTTGCCGTCGCGCTTATAGGGCGGCAGCGGCAGTGGCTCGTTCGGCTCGGCCACCACGACCGCGAAGTCCTGCTCCAGGTAGCCGATGGCGTGCTCAAAGTCCGAGTCGCCCTTGCCGGCGCAGTGGCCGTGCAGGCATTTGAAGTGGCCCTGCTCGTAGCCGTTCGTGCCGGCTGGGAAGTACACCGTCGAGCCGTCGCCGGGCGTGCCGGTCGAGTGGTCCGCGTCCCAGGGGCACTTGACCAGGAGCGCGCCGTCGCGATCCTTGCCCATGACCAGGCCCTTGCCGTGCAGGAAGTCGGCCACGTCATCGTCCATCGCCACGTGCTCGCCGCGCTTGCGCATCGACAGCTCGCCAGATTCGACGGGCTCGATGGCAAACCGCTCGGCCAGCGCCGACCACAGGGCCTCGAACTCGGCGAGCTCCAGCTCGGGGAACTGATCGGGCAGACCGCCCAACCACTCGTAGCGCGTGCCGCTGGGGTGCGTGCCGATGGCGATGAACTGCTGGCCGGTGGCCAGGAACTCGACGATCCCGCCCTCCACCACCATCTTGCGCTTGGGCATCTCGCCCGGCAGCGTGAAGGCCAGCAGGCACTTGCCCGAGTTACCGCGCACGCGCGCCGGTAGGTACATCCCCAGATGGTCCTCGACGAACTTCAGGATCGCGTCGGACAGCTCGCGGTCGGGAACGTCGATGTCTAGTGCGCGCACCGTGCGGGTCTGCAAGCAGATGCCCAGGTCACCATCGCGGGACCAGCGGGCGATGTCGCCGTCGCTGGCCTGGTGTGAGGTCCAGCCGGCGATGCCCACTGCTTGGCGCTTGGCGTTATAGCGGCTCGGGGTCTTGCCGAGTTCCTTCAGCTTGGACTCGGGCGACAGCTCGGCCAGCGGGTTCGACACCACCGGCAACAGGTCCGAGCCCAGGCCCAGCGCCAGGTCGAAGTGGGTCCAGTCGTCGGGACTGGCACCGTAAGCAGGAATAGAGGCCATAGCGTTCTTGATTTTTATGGGTGATGCAGGTCAGACCAGTCCGCCGACGATTTCGTTCTCAATGCGTGCGCCGATCCAGCGAACATTGGGCACAGCCCAAGAGTTGCCAAGGGCTTTGTACCGAGGGCCATCGGGGCATGCGTCGGCGGCTTTGCCGCGCCACGAGATTGAGGTGTAGTGGTCAGGGAAGCCCTGAAGGCGCTCGCACTCCACGGGGGTAAGGCGGCGCACAGCCGTAGCAGTCAACAACGCTGGTGCCGGGCTGTTGGCATCAAGGCATGGGCTTCGCTCCTCAAAGACTTTCCCGGCGTTGTTGCTTTGAGTGTTGTGCAGCTTTGTGGTGTACGCGACACCGACCGTCGCCGTACCGCTCTTTGATCCGCAACCCATCGCATGGGTGGTGCCGTCGATGCTACTAATCGGGTCTTGTGTCGGGTGAAAAGCCACCGGGATGCAGAAGTCCAACTCGTTGGCATTGCCAGCGGGGCGTGTCATCCCCCCGGTGTTGGCCGTTAGGGTTCCTGCAACTCGCAGCAATCCTCCGTCGAGATCGAAGTCAGTCCCGAGGCCACCGCCAGCAGAGCTTCGTGAAGGGATGGTGGGAGCGACTTTCCCCGCTTCTCGGCTCGGCGCAATATCCCGGCGCACGCCGTCGAGCTCAAAAAGAACCGAGGTGGGATCAAAGTCTGTTCGAGCACTTGCGACAACGAACACACGGCGGCGTCGTTGGGCCACTCCGAAATATTGGGCATCAAGTACCCGCCACGCGACTGTTCTCGTGGGACCAGACACGCAACCAGCGTTCGTCCACTTCCCCCCTGGCGGTTCCAGTTCCTCGACTTCCCCTGCAAGGGCCCCAAGAAAGCATCCAAAGGCGTTGTCTTTGGTGTTGAGAACTCCGGGCACGTTCTCCCAGAAAATAACAGCGGGTTGATGCTGGCGCTGGAGGCGGATTGTGTCGATTGCATTGGCGATCTCGCAGAAAACTAAGGACAGGTTGCCGCGAGCATCGTCCAAGGACTTGCGCAGGCCGGCCACGGAAAAGGCTTGGCACGGGGTGCCACCGCAGAACAGGTCTGGTGCCTCGACCTCACCGCGGGCGATGCGGTCGGGCAGTGTCGTCATGTCGCCGAGGTTCGGGACATCGGGGTAGTGGTGATTCAGGACGGCCGAGGGGAACGGCTCGATCTCGGACAACCAGGCCGCCTCCCATCCAAGGGGGTGCCATGCAACGCTCGCGGCTTCAATGCCACTGCAGACTGATCCGAATCGCATCAGTCACACGCCCCACCCTCGGACTCGCGCAAGTCCACCAGGTCGGCCAGGCGGGGCGAGATCAGGCGCGCACGCGGCACGCCGAACTGCGCCTCAATCTCCAAGGCCCGGCGCACGGGCACCCAGCCACGGCGCAGCCAGATCGAGATGGCCTGCTGGGACACGCCCAGCCGTTCGGCGAGGGTCGCCTGGTTGCCGGCTTGCTGAAGGGCGTCGGCGATGCCCGAGTTGGTGTTGATAGTCATGATGCTGGTGAAAGTAAGTTGTTGTTTTGTCGGTCGATCTTACAACCGATCAATTGATTGTACAAGCAAACCGACTTGTGGATTGACCCCGCTGAGTTGTCCGCGTAGACTGCAATCAACAACCAACTGGTAGTAACTGATGCCCACCCTCGGGGAAACGATCCGCCAGGAGCGCGAAAAGCAGCAGCTCTCGCAGGAGCAGCTCGCCAAGATGCTCGACGTGTCGCAGCAGGCCGTCGCCAACTGGGAGGCCGGCAGCTCGCAGCCCAGGCGCGACCGCTTGGATCGACTGCTGCAAATACTTGGACGCGACAAGCTGCTGGCGACCACGCCACCCATGTTCACCAAGTCGGCCAGGGAGGTGGCTCAATACCTTAAACCCACCCAGCCAGCACTCACCCGCGACGAGGCCATCGCCGCGTTCGAGGAGTCCCACCAACGCGTGCGGGACATGCTCGACCGCATCGAACACGCAAGGCGTGACCTGCGCGACGCCCTGCCCGAGCGACTGCACCAATACCTGGATCGCAAGATCGCCGTCGGGGCCACGGCCCGCCAGCTCGACTACCTATCGCCGCGCTTCGCCATCGAGATCAAGCGCGCACCCTCCAACAAATACTTCACCTGGCAGCAGTTCGCCCCGGCCATGCTGCAACTGGTCGTGGCCCGCAGCATCGCCCAGGTCATCGAGTCCAAGCGCGAGTACGTGCTAATCGTTGTCAATGAGAGCAACGCCCCGATGCACAACACGTCCATGCAGCGCGTCATGTTCGACGCCGGCGTGCTGGGCATCACCGCCCATTCGGTGAGCTCCATGACCGCAGCCGGCCACCTGATCGACCGACTCGAAGCCGAACCACCCGAGGAGTCCACCGCCAGGGCCGAGTTCTCCCTGGGCGCGCTCACCCTGGACGCCACCGGTGAGGCCGATTCGGACCACCCCAGCGAATAGGGACTTTCCCTAACTAAATCAAGCGCTTCCGAGTGAAGCGCTTTTTTGCGCCCATACCCACAAGAAAAAAGTTGTGCGCTTGTTGCCCACAACCCGAAACTTGTGCCACAATACAACCAACAACCCGACGAGGTTGTGACCACAACTACCGAAAGGACCTCCTGCTATGACCCAGAAATCCACCTTCGCCGACTACGCCACCGCCGTGTTCATCGGCCTGGCCTTGACCGTCGGCGCGCTCGCCTACTTCGACGTGCTGGTGGCCTGACATGGACCACACCCGCCTGTCCATGTTGTCCGACCGCGAGCTGCTGCTCCATGCGGACAACGCCCGCGACCCGCTGACCACGACCGAGATCGAGATCGAGCTGACCACGCGCTTCGCGCGCCTGGTCGGCCTGGCCGAGATCGAGGACGCCATCACCGAGCACAGCCTGGAGCTCAAGGACCTGCGCCCGCTGCTCGACCTGCTCGACGACCACAACGCCACCTATATCAAGGTCCTGCGCCAGAAGCTCGAACGCGCCGACAAGTTCTACGACATCGCCAACGACGCGGGCGACGTCATCGCCCGGATCAACACCCTCATCACCGAAACCCTCTGAAAGGAAAACCATGTCCCTCGAAGCCGTCATCCAAGAGAACACCAACGTCATGCGCGAGCTGATCGCGGTCTGGTCCAAGCTGAACAAGCAGGCCGTGGCCATCGACAACTCCGATGCGGTCGACACCGTGGTCGCCGCCGGCACCCCGGTCGTGGCCAAGCCCGAGAAGGTGGCCAAAGCTGAAACAAAAGCCACCAAGACCGAGACAAAGGCGTCCGAACCCGAGACAAAACCCGTCGAAGCTGAAACGCAGCCCGCTGCGGATGACGCCCCGGCCATTGCCGTCGCCGACGTGAACGCCGCGATCATCGGCCTGGCCAAGGCCAAGGGCCGCGACGCCGCCGTCGCCGTGCTGGGCGAGTTCAAGGTCGCCAAGGTCCCCGAGCTCAAGCCCGAGCAGTTCGCCGCCGTGCTCGCCGCCGTGAAGAAAGCGATGGCCTGAAATGAACGGCAAGAAAGCCAAGGCCATGCGCCGACTGGCCGAAACCATCACCGCCCGCAAGGGCCTGCCCGCCAGGCACACCCACTCGATTGACCTGGGCCTGGGCAACGTGCGCATCGTGAACGCTGCCGACACCACACGCGGCCAGTACCGTGCGCTCAAGGCGGTCGTGAAGGCTGCCTACGGGAGGGCCGCAGCATGACCGCCCACGCCAAACTGTCACCGTCCGGCGCACACCGCTGGATGCGCTGCGCCGGCAGCCTGCACTTGGAGGCCGCGTTCCCACGCAGCTCCAGCAAGTTTGCCGACGAAGGCACCGCCGCGCACGAGCTCGGGGCCTGGGCCCTGGAGTCCGGCAACGACGCCGCCGCCTACATCGGCCGGATCATCGACGTCGATGGCACCGAGTTCATCGTCGACGACGACATGGCCAGCCACATCCAGGTCTACCTGGACAACGTGCGCGAGTACGCCATCGACGGCCAGCTACTGGTCGAGCAGCGCGTCGAGTTCAGCGAGCACGTCGGCGTGCCCGAGTCCTTCGGCACCAGCGACGCGATCATCATCAAGGGCTCGGAAATCCAGGTCCACGACCTGAAGTACGGCAAGGGCGTGCGCGTCGATGCCGACGAGAACGAGCAGATGATGCTCTACGCGCTCGGCACCTTGTCCGAGTTCGGCATGCTCGGCGACTTCGAGCGCGTCGTGATGGTGATCCACCAGCCGCGCCTGGGCCACGTGAGCGAGTGGTCGTGCAGCGTCGGGGACCTGATGGCCTTCGCCGGCCAGGCCAAGCGCGCCGCCGCCAAGTGCATCGAGATCATCGACACCCAGATTGTCGGCATCGAGGACCTGGTACCTGGCGAGAAGCAGTGCCGGTTTTGCAAGGCGAAAGCCACCTGCCCGGCCCTGGCCCGCCAGGTCGAGCAGACCGTCGGCGCTGACTTCGAGGCCATCGAAGTCACCAAGACCCGCGTCACCCTGTTCAAGGAGGACGCCGAGTTCATCAAGCCGACGGTGATCGCGAGCCACCTCGAAGCCGTCGACCTGATCGAGTCCTGGTGCAAGGCCGTGCGCGCCGAAGCCGAGCGACGCCTGCTCGACGGCCAGGACGTGCCGGGCTTCAAGTTGGTCGAGGGTCGTCGTGGTGCGCGCAAGTGGACCAACGAGGCCGAGGCCGAGGCCACGCTCAAGTCGATGCGCGTCAAGCACGACCAGATGTACGACTACAACCTGATCTCGCCGACCACCGCCGAGAAGCTCGCCAAGGCCGAGGCCCTGGGTCCGCGCCAGTGGGCTGCGCTGCAGTCGTTCATCACCCAGACCGACGGCAAGCCCAGCGTCGCCCCCGTATCCGACAAGCGCCCCGCCCTGCAGCTCACGCCGGTCGAGGACGACTTCGCAGACATCGCGGGGTAATCCATGAACCAAGGACGACTACCCCAGGAGGCCATCGACCTACTGAAACGTGCAGCCCAGACCCCTATCACGCCGGCCGATCCGCTGGCGCGCGTGAAGGCCATCGAGAAAGCCAACCAGCGGATCAAAGACCTGTTCCCAAAATTCTTTACGAAAGACCACTGAAATGAAAATCAAACTTGAAAATGTCCGCCTCGCGTTCCCCAACCTGTTCGAGGCCAAGACCGTCAACGGCGAGGGCGAACCCGCCTTCAGCGCCAGCTTCCTGATGGCCCCCAACCACCCCGGCGTCAAAGCCCTGCGCGAAGCCTTCGAGGCCATCGGCAAAGACAAGTGGGGTGCCAAGTGGCCCACGGTCAAGAAGGAGATCGAGGCCAAGGACCGCTACGCGCTGCACGACGGTGACACCAAGGCCGACTATGCCGGCTTCGAGGGCAACATGTTCGTGTCCTCGCGCAACAAGTCCCGCCCTCTGGTGATCGACCGCGACAAGTCGCCACTGACCAGCCAGGACGGCAAGCCCTACGCCGGCTGCTACGTCAACGCGTCCATCGAACTCTGGCCCCAGGACAACAACTACGGCAAGCGGATCAACGCGAGCCTGCGCGGTGTGCAGTTCCTGAAGGACGGCGACGCCTTCGCCGGCGGCGGTGCAGCGTCCGACGACGAGTTCGACTCGGTTGAAGGCGAAACCGCCGACGACCTGGTGTAACCGTGGGCACGACTCCCTGGGCCTCGCGCCCAGGGCGTTTTGCAAAGGGTGTGAACCCAACTCACACCCTCTGCAAAACGGGAGCCTCCCTACCTCCGCGCTGGGCTGACCACCTGGCAACAAGGCCGAGATCGCTGACTCCGATGTGCCCGTGAATTTTCACATCGGACGACGCGCAATCCGGGGGGAGGCTGGTAAGCATGAACCCGGAAATCTCGGCAACGGTCACAGACACAGAAAGAACGACATGAAGATTCAAGCCCTGACGATCACCCTTTCCGAGCTGCGCGAGGCGCTCCAGGACTACGCCGCCAAGCACGGCATCGAGCAACCCGAGGTTGTCTACGTCGAGAGCTACAACAAGGTCGTGATGCAGGTCGGCATGGTGCCCGGCGAGAACATCACCAGCGCCGAGTTCAATCACCGCGCCGATTGAGGGTCGAGCATGAGTAAGCCCACCCTGATCCTCGACCTGGAAATCTACCGGGACTACTTCCTGGCCATGTTCAAGAACGTCGACACCGGCAACGTGCGCGCCTTCGAGATGTACGACGGCCAGGCGTTCGACGTGGCCACCGTGCGCGCGATCCTGAAGAAGTACCGCCTGGTCACGTTCAACGGCCTGAACTTCGACATCCCGCTGCTGATGCTGGCGCTGCGCGGCAGTGACAACGCGCTCATCAAAAAGGGCTGCGACGCCATCATCCAGAACAACCTGCGCGGCTGGCAGTTCGAGCAGCAGTTCAACATCGAGGTGCCCAAGGCCCTCGACCACATCGACCTGATCGAAGTCGCCCCCGGCACCGCCAGCCTGAAGATTTACGGCGGCCGGCTGCACTGCGCCAAGATGCAGGACCTGCCCATCGAGCCCGATGCGTCGATCAGCGCCAGCGACCGCGAGGACCTGCGCACCTACTGCGCCAACGACCTGGCCACCACGCTCAACCTGTACCGCAAGCTGCTGCCCCAGATCGAGCTGCGCGAGCGCATGAGCGAGCAGTACGGCATCGACCTGCGCAGCAAGTCCGACGCCCAGATCGCCGAGGCCGTCATCGGCCGGCAGGTCAGCCAGGCCGTGGGCCGCGACATCAAGCGCCCCGAGGTGCCGGGCGGCACCCAGTTCAAGTACCGGTTCCCGGCTTTCATCGACACGACCACCCCCGTCATGTCGCCGATCAAGAAAATCATCGACACGTCGGTGTTCATCGTGCCCGACAGCGGCAAGGTGATGATGCCCAAGGAGCTGGCCGACCTGAAGATCACCATCGGCCAGGGCACCTACCGCATGGGCATCGGCGGGCTGCACTCCAGCGAGCAGAGCACCGCGCACATGGCCGACGACGACCACATCCTGGTCGACCGCGACGTGGCCAGCTACTACCCCGCGATCATCCTGCGCACCGAGCTCGCGCCCAAGCACATGGGCAAGTCGTTCAGCACGGTCTACGGCGAGATCGTCCAGCGCCGACTGGATGCCAAGCGCGCCAAGGATTCGGTCACGGCCGACGCGCTCAAGATCACGATCAACGGATCGTTCGGCAAGTTCGGTAGCAAGTGGTCCAAGCTCTACTCGCCCGACCTGCTGATCCAGACCACCCTCACCGGCCAGCTTTGCCTGCTGATGCTGATCGAGGCCCTGGAGTCCGAGGGTATCCCGGTCGTGTCGGCCAACACCGACGGCATCGTCATCAAGTGCCCGGTGTCCAAGGTCGCGATGATGGAGTTCATCGTCTGGGAGTGGGAGCAGGCCACCAGGTTCGACACCGAGGCCACCTACTACCGGGCCCTCTACTCGCGTGACGTCAACAACTACATCGCGATCAAGCCAGACGGCGGGTTCAAGCTCAAGGGTGCCTACGCGCCCGCCGGCTTGCAGAAGAACCCGACGAACGAAGTCTGCACCGGCGCGGTCGTCAAGTTCCTGATCGACGGCACGCCGGTCGAGGAAACGATCCGAGCCTGCCGCGACATCCGCAAATTCGTGACGATCCGCCAGGTCAAAGGCGGCGCTGTCAAGGGCGACCAGTTCCTGGGCAAGGCCGTGCGCTGGTACTACGCCGCCGGCGTCACCGGGACCATCAACTACAAGATCAACGGCTACACCGTCCCCCGCAGTGACGGTGCCCGCCCCCTCATGGAGCTGCCCGCGCAGTTCCCTGCCGACGTGGACTTCGACTGGTACATCCGCGAAGCCCACTTGATCCTCGACGACATCGGTGCCGCAGTGCCCGAGTCACTTCCTGCTTGAACCATAAGGAGAACCCACCAATGAACGCCCAACAGCTTGCACCGACCCGCGCCAAGGTCACGATGCCCAGCCGTCACCTGACCGACCCGAAATTCAAATGGCGCGACTCGGCCAAGACCGACGTCACGCGCACCTGGCGCAAGTTCCGCCTGCTCGCTCGCCTGCAAGGGGCGACGGCATGAAGGCCGCGCTCAACTGGCTGATGCTGGGCGGTCTTTGGGTCGTCACCGTGTTGTTGCTCGGTGCCCTCGCCCGCGTGACCTGGTTCTTCCTGAACGTGGGCTGGGGGTTGCTGCCATGAACTGCTGCGACTACGACTGCACACAGGGTCGCGACTGTCCTGCCCGCGCAACGCAGTGCCGAAAGGTCGCCTATGCGTGAGCGCGACATCGAGGACTACCTGGTCAAGCGCGTGAACGCGATGGGCGGCGAGGTGCGCAAAGTGAAGTGGATCGGTCGCCGCGGTGCGCCCGACCGCCTGGTGATGTTGCCTCAGCAAACCATGCCGGCTTGGGACGGAGTGACTCGCCCCGGTGCGATCTGCAATCCGTTCCCCTGGACGCGCGCCGCTCGCACGATCTGGGTCGAGCTCAAGGCCCCCGGCGTCGAGCCCGAGTCGCACCAGGTGCGCGAGCACATGCGGATGCGTGCGATGGGTCAGCGCGTCGAGGTAATCGACTCGCTCGCCGGCGTCGAGGAGCTGCTGGGATGACCCTGATCGACACCATCAAGAAGCACGTCGTCGAGGAGGGCGACTGCTGGAACTGGACCGGTGCGCTGCAGTCGTGCGGCTCAGTGCCCACGATGCGCTGGCAAGGCCGCGTCGGTGCCGTGCGCCGGTTCATCCTGCTCGACCAGGGCGTGAACCTGGACAAGCGCCTGGCCACCTACACGTGCGGCAATGCCGAGTGCGTGAACCCTGAGCACATCGCGCCGACCACCCGGCAGCGCGTGCAGGTCCGCACCGTCACCGAGTCGAACTACACCTCGAACCCGGTGCGTCGCAAGCGCGTATCGGACCAGGCACGCCTGCGCAGCAAGCTGACCCTGGAGCAGGCGCTCGCGATCCGCGAGGCCGACGGCAAGCAAGACGACATCGCCGCCCGCTTCGGCGTCAGCCAGGCGACCGTCAGCGTCATCAAGCGCGGCGTCACCTGGCAGGACTACACCAACCCATTCGCAAGACTCGCAGCATGAGAAAACGCAGCAAATACCGCCCGCGCGCAGTGCTCGCGAACCCCGTCGCCTACGTCGTCGAAAGCATCACGCCGGTGACCCAGCACGACAGCTACCTGGTCGACCTGAAGATCAAGAACCACGGCGCGATGGCCGCCCTCACCCGAGGCCATGCCACGCGCGCCGACATGGACACGCTGATCGCCATGAGCAACATGATCGAGGCCCTCTGGACCCTGGGGTTCGGCAAGGAATACGAGGCCGTCATGTGCGAGGGCCAGGCCGCGCTGATCTCGGTCGGACGCCGGGGGCTGGCCGACGGTCGGTTCATCCTGCGCGCCAGCGAAATGGCGTCGCTCAACGAGCTGATGGAGTTGCACGACGCGCAGATGGAGGTCGTCACCGTCGGCGACATCGAGCGCGGGATCGAGATCATCCGCAAGCGCGAGCGCACCGGTCGGGTTCACCGGATCACAGCATGAGCGCCCGCCAGGACTTCACCCCGCGCAGCTACCAGCACGCGATCATCGACCACGCGGTCGATCTGGAACGCTCGGGCATCTGGGCCGGCATGGGCATGGGCAAGACCGTGAGCACGCTCACCGCCCTGGACATGCTCGAACTGGTCGAGCCCGGCCCAACCCTGGTGATCGCACCGCTGCGCGTCGCCAGCTCGACCTGGCCCGACGAGGCCAAGAAGTGGAACCACCTGCGCAACATCGAGGTGTCGGCGGTCGTGGGCACACCCGACGAGCGACGCGCCGCACTGCGCCGGCCTGCGTCGGTCTACACCACGAACTACGAGCAACTGCCCTGGCTGGTCGAACACCTCGACGGCAAGTGGCCATTCAAGAAGATCGTCGCCGACGAGTCGACCAAGCTCAAAGGTTTCCGCCTGCGCCAAGGTGGCCAGCGCGCCCAGGCCCTGGCCAAGGTTGCACACAAGCACGCGAGCCGGTTCATCGAGCTCACCGGCACACCCAGCCCCAACGGCTTGCAGGACTTGTGGGGGCAGGCGTGGTTCCTGGACGCCGGCGTGCGCCTGGGTCGGTCATACCAGGCGTTCATCGACCGCTGGTTCCGCAGTGAGCAAGTCGGCAGCGACCGCCACGCGATCCGCCTGGAGCCCCTACCCTTTGCCCGTGAGCAGATCGAGGACAAGCTGCGCGACATCTGCATCAGCCTGGACCCCCGCGACTACTTCAACATCGACGAGCCCATCGTGAACGTGATCCGCGTCGAGCTGCCGGCAAAGGCCCGCCAGCTCTACCGGGACATGGAGCGCGAGATGTTCATGGAGATCGACGGGTCCGAGGTCGAGGCGTTCAACGCGGCCAGCAAGACAATCAAGTGCCTGCAACTTGCCAATGGTGCGGTCTACACCGACGACTCGTGCACCAAGTTCAGCGAGGTCCACGACGTCAAGCTCCAAGCCCTGGAGGAAATCGTCGAGGAGGCAGCGGGTATGCCCGTGCTGGTGGCCTATCACTTCAAGTCTGACCTGGCCCGGCTGCTGAAGGCTTTCCCCAGGGGACGCGTACTCGACGCTGATCCGCAGACGATCAGGGACTGGAACGCCGGAAAGATTCCCGTCCTGTTCGCCCACCCGGCCAGCGCCGGGCACGGCCTGAACTTGCAGGACGGCGGGAACATCCTCGCGTTCTTCGGTCACTGGTGGAACCTTGAGGAATACCAGCAGATCGTCGAACGGATCGGCCCGACGCGCCAAGCCCAAGCCGGGCACGACCGCCCGGTTTTTATCCACCACATCGTCGCCGCTGGCACCGTCGACGAGCTGGTCATGGCACGACGCGACAGCAAGCGCGCCGTGCAGGACCTGCTGCTCGAAGCCATGAAAGCCCGTAAGAAATGAACAACGACAACACACAACCCCAGCCAGATGTCTCCCTCACTGATGAGGGTAAGACGACCCCACCGTCCCAGGACGACAACGACTTCCCGCTGGGCAAAGCCTGCGACTTGTCGGGCGAAGGAACCTGTGAGGCGTGCCAATGACCGACAAGACCAGCCCCCTCGCCGTGCAGATCGCCGGCGACCACTACAAGGACCTGCCAATCCAGCCGGTCGAATTCATCCACGCCAACGGCATCGGGTTCTTCGAGGGCAACGTCATCAAGTACGTGAGCCGCTGGCGCGCCAAGGGTGGCATCAAGGACCTGGAGAAGGCCCGGCACTACATCGACCTGCTGATCGAGCTGGAGGGCCGCAAGCATGGATGAGATCGACCTGGCTCAAGAGCGCGAGGAGATCGCCACCCGCGACGCGATCCGCCGAAACTCCAAGGACATCCCGCCAGGTAAGCCCGGCGAGTGCGACCTGTGCGGCGAGTGGACCGGCCGCCTGGTCAACGGGACCTGCGCCCGCTGCCGCGACAAGTACGGACTCGACTGACGTGATCCTGACCGACGAGCAACTCCACGAGCTGACCAAGCGAACCCGGCGAGGTGCCCAGCGCCGGGTTCTCGAAGCCCTGGGCGTACCATACCGGCAGCGCCCTGACGGGTCGCTGGTCGTGTTCACCCGAGACATCCATGCGCCCGCGCAAACACAACCGCAATCTCCCGCCCTGCGTCTACCACCGGCACGGGGCGTTCTACTACGTCAAGGCCGGTAAGTGGACGCGCCTGGCGACCAAACTACCCGACGCCCTGGCTGAATACGCCAGGCTGCACGCGCAGCCCAAGGGTGGCATGGCCGCGTTGATCGAGGAGGCGATGCCGCACATCCTCAAGGGTAAGGCCGACACGACCATCGCGCAGTACAACGTGGCAGCGCGCCGGCTGCAAGAAATCCTGGCCGAGTTCGCCCCGACCCAAGTGACGCCCCGGCACATCGCCCAGATTCGCCGCTCGATGTCCGACTCCTACGCCGTGGCCAACCGTACCATCGGCGTGTTGCGCATGGTGTTCGACTATGCGCTGGACGAGGAGCTCGTCGAGTCCAACCCGTGCGTCGGCATCAAGCGCCTGGCGCAGCACGCCCGCACCCGCCGCCTGCTGCCCAGTGAGTACCGGGCGATCTACGCCAAGGCCGGGCCGCTGCTGCAAGTCGTCATGGACTTGTGCTACCTCACCGGCCAGCGCGTGGGCGACGTCCTGACGATCAAGCGCGCCGACCTGGGCGACGACGGCATCTACTTCAAGCAGCAGAAAACCGGTGCCCGCCTGGTGGTGGCATGGACGCCCGAGCTGCGCGCCGTCGTCGACCAGGCCAAGGCCCTGCACGGCCCCGTGGTGGGCCTATTCTTGCTCAAGGGTACTCGCGCCCAGGCACCGACCTACACGATGATCTGGAAGCGCTGGCGCAAGGCGTGCCGGGACGCCGGCGTCGAGGACGCGAACATCCACGACCTGCGCGCTATGTCGGGGACCGAGGCCGAGGCCCAGGGGATTGACGCCCAGAAACTGCTCGGCCACACCGACCGCAAGATGACCCGGCGATACCTGCGCGACCGCACGGTGCCGGTCGTCGAGGGTCCGAGTTTTGGACAAATGCCCAAAGTATTGGACAAGTCCTAGCATCCAAGCGGTTATCCAGGCGATCCATAAATTCGGTCAGGACGTCGAAATTGTGCGGTAAGCGCCTGATCTTTCAGGAGAAAGACCGCCCCGGTGTCCAATTCAGGACGCGACTACAACCGCACTTTTTCTCGGGCGTTTCCGGGGGGTCAGCTCGAAGTATTGGACAGGTTCCGCGCTATGCTTTCGGTCATGCGCCGACCGACCAAGACCACCCTTCTCGCTGCCGCCCTGGCCATCGCGTGCGTCGCCACCCCGGCAGCCAATGCGCAGCGCGCTTTTACTAGCGGGGGCCACGGCAACGTCGAATGCGGAAAGTACCTTCAGTATCGAGCAGACCGAGCGGACGCCGACACCGTCGTGGCCTGGACCTGGGGCTACATGACCGCGTACAACCAATGGAGTACGCACCCCCAGATCAACCAGTTCCCTGCCGACCACACGGTCCTTGCGTATCTGGACAAGCACTGCCGCGATAACCCCCTCGATACAGTGCTCCAGGGCATCATTGCGCTCGTCGCCGACATGGGTGGATTCCGTCCACCGCCGCGGAACAAACGCTAGACCAGCGCCAGCAGGTCAGCGGGCTACGCCCTTGACCTTCTCCACGCTGCGCAGGCCGGCGATCCCGAGCATCCCGGACAGGATCACCCAGAGCTGGTCGGCGTCGAGCACCGGGGGCGGCGCGAGCTCCTTGGGAATCCAGCCGGAGCCCTGCATCCAGACCCAGCCCCAGAGCATTACCGGGTACAGCAGGAACTGGTAGGCCATCGCCGCCGCGCCGATCCACCCTATCGCCGGGCGCCAGCCGGCCACGAACAGACTCGCGTGCTGGGCCTCGACCTTGTTCACGTCGAGCTGCGCCAGGTCCAGGCGCTGATCCAGCTCCTTCTCGCGCAGCGCCAGCTCCAGGCGCTCCTTGTCGGTCGTGATGAGATCGCCGGCGATCTTGCCCACCGAGTCGATCACGGCACCAATGCCCAGGAAGTTCATGCGGCCACCCCCTTGAGCGTGCGATTGATCCAGCCCAGCAGGAACTTCTGCTGGGTACGGTCGCGGGACACGATGTCCCGGTAGCGGGCGATCTTCGCCAGGGCGTAGGCCATGACGAATCGGTCGGGGTCGTAGGCGTTGAGCGCCACCACCGTGCGCGGCCCGATCTGCCCGTCGGGCGTCGCGCCCACGACGAGCTGCGCCAGCTTCGCGGCCACCCCGACGCCGGTGTTGACGCCGAAGTCGAAAATGCACTGCGCGATGGTCTGGTGCGCGAGCTCGTCGCCGCAGATCGGCGCCCAGAACCTCGTGCGGTAGAAGTGGCGAACCATGTCGGCCGGCGGCGTGCCGCCCTGGTCGATGATCTCCCAGCCGGCCCAGGTCGGGTTCATGTTCCGCGCTATGCCGGCATAGGTCATGCCGCCCCGGTCGCCCGGCACGTTGTGCAGGACGTAACCCCCCTCGTTGCGGATCATGGCCTCGTAGGCCGGCAGAAAGTCGGCCATCGGCTTACGCCTTCCAGTGGCTCGTGATCCAGCCGATGAAGCCGCCGGCGGCCGACGCGATGGTCATGCCCATCCAGAACCCACCCTTCGACTTGTTGGCCAGCTCCAGCAGCTCGCTGATCTGTGACTCCATCTTGTCGATCTTCTTGTCCATGTTCTGCACGCGCTCCCAGAGCACGCCGTACTTCACCGGGTCGATTTCACCTGGCTCCATGCGTCACTCCCGGTTGAGGCAAGCCAAGCGCGCCTGAATAGTTGATGTGATGCCGCTGGACTGCGTGCCCTTGATGGCCAGGCCGGTGTTGGTGATGCTCACCAGGTTCGAGTTCACGAGGGTCGTGATACTCACCGACGAGCCTTGCGTGCAGATGATCGCGACATCGTGGTAGTTCGCGGTGTCGCCGGAGTTGAGGCCGACCGACAGAATGTAGGTCGCGAAGTTAACGCTGGGTAGTGTGAACAGTGTCACCGGCGTCGCCGTGGCGACGGATACCTCCATCGAGTCAGATTGAAATATCTGCCCCGCCAGTTTTCTTGATCGTCCCAAACATCTGCCCGTCCTTTCTAGCTCTGTGCTGCGTGTTGATTACAGACCTGCCGCATCCAGGCGGGCCTTGAGTTGGTCAATGACTTCCTGCTGCTCTTGGATGGCGGCGGTTAGCGTGGCGACCAAGATGCTGGTGTCGATGCCCTGTGGCTTAATCGAACCATCTTCATTCACCGCGTCTTTTTGCCCGCTTACGGCGCCGGGGCAAATTACCTGAAGTTCATGGGCGATGAAACCCTCGCAGGCGGAACCATCCGACTTCCACGTATACGTACAAGGCTTGAGCGCCGCGACTCTTGCGAGTGCCCCGCGCATCGGCTGGACGTTCTCCTTCAAGCGATAGTCCGAGACGGTTGAATACAGCGTCGAGTTGCTTAGGGTGTTGATGTAGCCAATCTGACCGTTCGGATTGTTGAAGGCAATGGCGTTTGTTTCCGCCGTGGTCGTGACTTGTCTGACCGAGAGTGAGCCACTAAAAGTCCAAGAATTCGTACCGTTATACCCGTATGACGAAGAAGTGGCCCCAAAGATGACGGCACCCCCGTTTAACCAGCTATCGCCAGTTGACCCGATGCGGACGTTTAGAGCCCCTGCGCCACTCCGCGCAGCCAACTCCATGTTGTTGCTACCGTCTTGGTAGAGGCCGGAGGCGTTTGCCACACCGTTCGTTTGTCCTTGCAGAACCCAGCCAGCGGACGACGCGTTACGAACGACAAAGAATCGCCCGTCGATTGCAGTCGTACCAAGCGAAATGTTGCCGCTGGCGTCCTTGTAAAACTGACCGGAACCGAAGTTCACGACACCAGTGCCTCCGGTCAGCGTGCCGGTGTAGCTCGGGTTCGTTGCGTTTATCTTCAGAGCAAGCGCCGCATCTACCTGAGCCTGGGTGTACGTGTTCGCGACGTCGAAGGTCTTAAGCGCATCGACGATCATCTCATCACCGGCAGTCGCAGCACTCAGCAGCACTATGCTTGTGCCATTGCTGGCGGTGAAGTCGTCGCCAGGGCGCAGGCGCACACCGTTGAGCGACACCAGCACATTGCCCACGGTGTAGCTCAGGGTCACGCCGTTGGCGTCATTGCCCGAGAAAGTCGTCTGCCCCGCAGTCGCGACGTACTCGAACGTCACCAGGCTGGCCTGCTGCGCGGCCGACGCCTCGATCCACTGCGCGCCGTCGTAGACCTTCATGCCAATCGGTGCGGTCGAACGGTAGTACAGCGCACCCGTCATCAGGGCGTTGCCGTCGTTGTCCAGCGTCGGGTCGCTGGTCTTGCTGCCCAGGTAGCGGTCGTCGAACGAATCCAGCGCAGCCGCAGCCGACGCTGCCGAGGATGCCGCAGCCGATGCACTGCTGGACGCAGCACTGGCCGAGCTCGCAGCGTTGGTCGCCTGGGTCGTGGCGGTCGTGGCGGAGTTCGCGGCGTTCGTCGCGCTGGTGGCTGCGGCAGTCGCCGAGCCCGCAGCGTTGGTCGCCTGAGTCGTCGCGGTCGTTGCCGACCCAGCAGCAGCCGTCGCCGAGTTCGCAGCGTTGGTAGCGCTGGTCGCCGCCTGGCTGGCCGACGTACTGGCAGCACTGGCCGAGCTCGTGGCGCTGGTCGCGCTATTGCTGGCGCTGGTGGCCGAGTTCGAGGCGTTGGTCGCCGACGTACCTGCGCTCGATGCGCTCGATGCGGCAGCGGTCTGCGATCCAGCAGCGGCAGCAGCGGACGTGGACGCCTCGCCGGCCTTGGTGGTGGCAGTCGTTGCGTGACCGGCTGCGGTCGTTGCGCTGGCCGCAGCAGCGGTGGCGCTCGATGCCGCCTCGGTGGCCTTGTTGGTGGCCGTCGTCGCGTTGTTTCCGGCGGTCGTTGCCGACCCGGCTGCGCTGGTGGCGCTACCGGCTGCGCTCGTTGCCGAGTTCGCAGCGTTCGTCGCACTGGTGGACGCCTCGCCGGCCTTGGTCGTGGCGGTCGTTGCACTGCCGGCGGCGCTGGTGGCCGAGTTCGCGGCAGCAGTCTGCGAGCTGGCGGCTGCGGAGGCAGCAGCCTCGGCATCGTCGCGGGCGTCGAACAGTTGGGCAGTGAGCTCGTCGCCGGTGACGGACGACGTGATCGGCACCTTCACCGAGCGCGATGCGTCGAGCGCGATCTGCTGGGCCAGGATCGTCACGCGATCCAGGGCGTCGTTGATGACCTTGGGGTAGAACCCGCCGTTGTTGGTGATGTCCACCGGCTGGAGGTTCGGCACGGCGCTGGTGAGCACCAGTTTGAAGTTCGTGACCAGGGCGGACGCCAGGGTAACGGTTCCGCCGGGGTTTGAGTTTTGGTTTGCGTTCAGGCTGACGGTGTAGTCCGTGCCGGCTGTCAAGACGGTTTCGGTGCCGGCCGTGTTGGCGCGTGTCACCACGACGTCACTGGTCGCGAAAACCTTGAACGTAAACGGGAAAGCAGTCGTCGAGCCGTTGCCAATGAACGGCCCGGCCTTGCGGGTCTGAGAGGAAATTGTCATCGGTGGGGCCCCTAATGCGCTGGCGGAATGATCCACGCCAGCGCACCCGGTACGCGCACCGAACGCTTACTTCTCCACGCCGAACAGCAGTGCCGCCGGGTTGTCGGTCTTGCCCTCGCTCATCGCGATCACGCCGTCCACGGTGCGGTTGATCTGGCCGCTGGGCAGGTGCAGCAGCACGCCGCCCACGTTCACGACCGACCTGGCCAGCGCCCGATCCAGCTCGCCCTGGCCGACCTGCTTGCCCAACTTGTCCAGCTCCTGGAAGAAGCGCAGACCTGCCGGGCCACCGTAGGCCATGTCGAACTGCTTGGTGCCGGTGGCGTACTGCACCGCACCCGTGATCTCGCGCACGCCGACCATCAGACCCATCAGGTAGCTGATTTGCTCGCCGATCAACTTGCGGGCCAACTCCTCGGCGTCATCGTCACCGCCAGGCGTCAGCGCCGACTTGATGAGCGAGGCCAGCACCGCCGGCACCGAGTACAGCAGCAAGAAGTCGCCAGCCAGGTGCATGACCTCCAGCGGGCTGCGGTAGTTGGTCGCCTTGGCACGCTCCACGCCCAAGTTGTAGGCTGCGCTGAAATACCCGTAGAACACGGTGAACAGCTTTTGCATCGGGCCCCCGCGCTGGATCAGCGCCAGGTCCTTGACCTGCCCGCCGGACTGCGCATCGAGCACGGCCTGGTCGGCGAGCTTGACGGCGCGATCCTCGGCCACATCCTGGTCCAAGTCCACCGGGGCCTCGGCCAGGGCTTTCTGGTAAGCACCCCACCAGGTAGGCATATCGGCGACGAGCTGCAAGGACTGCATCGGCACGAACATCATGGCGTCCAGCTTCTGGCGCACTTCGGACTTGCCCTGCACCACCGACTGGATTTCGTTGAGCTCGCGCTGCTGGGTGCGGCCACGGTTGCGCATGAACTCGGACTTCTCATGCACCTGGCGCACCAGGCCGACGGGCGACTTGGCCCATTCGGCTGCGCCCATCGCAACCCACTTCGCACCCACGCGAACGATGGATTGCGTCAGGCCCAGGGGCTGGAGCATCGCGTTCATCAAGTTGAAGCCCAAACCGGCGACGGCAGCGCCCGTGCGCAGCGGGGTCAGGACCTTGCTCAGGGCGTCCATGTTCGGCGCATCACCGGCGGCGATGTCGCGGATCGACGCCTTGAACTGCTGCACCACGTCGGCACCGTAGGTCGAGCGGATGGCCTTGTCGACCGATTCGTTCTTGACGATGCGGTTTGCGTCGATCACCCACTCGTGCCAGGCTAGGTCGTGAATCACGTCGTTGACGCCCCGGAACAGCGCGTCCCAGGTCAGCACCAGCGGGCGACCGCTGACGGCCTCGGCTCGGGTCTTGGTGAACGAGCGCCGGGTTGTGGCGGCCACGAACGCGCCCTTCATCATTTGCTTGGCCGCCTCGGCATCGGCCTGCTGCTCGGCACGGCCCGACTCGCGTGAGTCGTACACGATGGGGAAGTACCCACCGCGCAGCGTAATTTCCTCGCCGTCCTTGGTCGTGATCGTCATGGCCTGGGGCTCGACCCAGTTGGGCTCTTTACCCATCACGCGGCGCTCTTTGGCAGCGATCTGCGGGCGATAGGACTCGAAGAAGTCCCACACCGACTGCACGAAACGCAAGTCGGCTGCGCTCAGGTTCTGTAACACCGGCACCACCTGCTCGAAGGTCCAGCCGCGACCGTCCAGCAGTCGCTGCATGTTGCCGGCGTTGCCCATGTTCAGGGCCATCACGAGCTGCTCGCCCCGGTTCATCGACTCGGCGATGCTCGGGAAGAACTGGCCTTTGCCACCCATGCGGCCCTCGGCCAAGATCGGTTTGAGCAGCTCGGTGATGCGCCGGGTCGCGTCGGCGCGCATCGTCGCCTCCTGGTCGCCAGCCTCGTTCATCGAGCGGATCAGGTAGGTCCACACTGGGCCTGCGTCCTGGAAGCCGTCCAGCTCGCGCGCCAGGCTGGCCACTTTACGGTGGCTGGCCACGAAGCCCTTAAACAGGTTGACAGCGCGGTTGCCCAGCGTGTCGCGGGTGCGGTTGTTGGCACGCTTGTCTCCGGCGTTTTGCTCGATGCTGTCAACCATCATGCGCACGACGTCGGCGAACCGGCGGTTGTCGGCAGCGGTCAGCAGCTTTTCCTTGAGCCGGCCGAGGTGTTCGATCTGTTTGATTGACTCCACCAGGCCGCGCATTTCCTCGACCGTCAGGTCCTTGTAGGACTGGCGGAACGCCTCGGCCACGATCTTCTCGGGCAGCTCGACCTGGATGCCCAGGTCCTCCTGCTCGGCGAGCCACTTGTTCAGGGCCTTGCGCTTGTCGATGGACTTGAGCGACTGGCCAGTGCGCAGGTCAAAGCGCTCCAGGATTGCGTCGATCTGGTCCAGGTAGTCGACGTCGATGGCTTTGCGGGTGCCCTCGGTGTTGAACTTGTTGAGGTAGCGCAGACCCTTTTCCACCTCGGTCAGGGCGTCGTGGGCGGCGCGCGTCGCGTAGGTATTGATGAGCTGGTTGCGCTTTTCGGCAGCAGCCTGGGCGGTGTCGCCGGCCTTCATGGACTTCTCGGCAGCCTTGGCTGCGCGCACCTCGGCGGCAGCGTACTGCGCCGGCTTCACGTTGCGCACGAGCAGGCGGTCGATCATGGCGCGGGCGTACTCGCGGGCGGCGCTGGCCAGGACCTTGGGCTTGCCGATGGCCTTGGACAGGGCGTTGAGCTCGGTGGCCACGAAGCGGGCGCGGGTGTCGTTGTGGATCGCCTGGTCGGCTGCGCGCTCGATGGCCTCGGGCGTGGCCAGGTCGCCAAAACGCTCCAGCATCTTCTGGTCGGTCAAGCCCTCGATGGCGACCTTGGGTGCCTCGGCGATGGCCAGGGTGCGCACCAGCTCGTCGCCGGACGTGAACCCGAAGGACTCGGCCACCAGGTCGGGGTGAATCCCGTCCTTGGCCGTCATCTTCAGGCTTTGCATGATCTGCACGATTTCCTCGGGCAGGCTCAGGTCCTTGAGTGCGGTCAGGTCAAAGCGCCCTGCGCCCAGGTTCTCGATGTCAGCGTCCTCGCCGGCGCGCTTTTCGCCCATCGCGTTGACGTAATCCTTGGCGTGGGAATACTGGGGGTCGCCCCGGTACTCGGCGTCGAACTTGTCCTCGAAGTCGCGGGGCTCGTATTTGCCGTGCTCATCCTTGGGCAGGTAGCCGTACTCGGCCAGCATCTCGCCCATCGCGTCCAGGCTCAGGCCGTCCTCGCGGCGCAGCAGGTACTTGCCGAAGATCGGCATCGGGCTGCGCTCTTTCGCATCCCATCCCCACTGCGACTCGACCGCCTTGCGGTCCAGGCCGCCCAACTTGGCGATGGCGACGAACAGCGAATCGACCTCGGGGTCCAGCGGGCCCTTGCCGGACTTGCGCTCAGGCTCGGGGGCGACGGCAGCCTTGTCGTTCTCGGACAGCTTGCCCGTCAGGAACTGCCAGGCGCGGTACACCGGCTGCGACATGATCTCGCGCCGGGCTTCGATCATCATCTCGGCACGTCGGGCAGCGGACTGCTTTTGCAAGCGCTTGACCTCGCGGCCTCGGGCGTTGCGCATCCACTGCATATCGCGCAGCGTGCGGCCCTGCAAGTCCTCGACAGCATCCTGGGTGGCCTGGGTGCCCAGGTCCTGGTAGGCGGCAAACTCCTCGGTCGTCATGCCGGCCTGCTCGGGCGCGGTGAACAAAGGCAGCATCGAGCGGCCCTTCTCGGCCAGCTCGATCTGCTCGGTCGTGGCCAGCATCCTGTCCATCACGCCGCGCACCTCGTCGGTGAGCTCGACGTTCAGGGCCTTGAGGTCCTTGTAGACGCGCAGCAGCCAGGCGCGGAAGCGCTGGAACATGCCTTGCAGCTCGATGCTCGGGGCCTTGCCCTCGAACAGGTAAGCCTCGAACCCGCGTGCGAACTGCTCGTGATAGCTGCGCTTTTGCTCCATCGGCAGGTTGAACCACTCGTCGATGGTCTGCACGCCGAACCAGTCGAGCAGCACCTGGGTGTCCTTGAGCACTGCCTGCTCGCCGGCGGTGTTGGACTCGGCACCGAATATCTGGGCCTCGCCGCCGATGCGGCTGGCCAGGTCGAACTGCACCTCCAGGAAGAAGTGGCCCGACTCGTGCAGGAAGGTCGACAGGTCGGCACCCTTGAGCAGCGTGATGATGCTGGGCACCTGGGTGATGTCCTGGCCGAACGCGATCTGGCCACGGTTGCCGGTGCCTTGCAGCAGGATGTTGTCGGTGTCAGCCCCGAACGTGCCGATGTTCTGGTCGGCCGACTTGATCGAGCCGGGGTCGAACGCAACGAACACGTCGGACGGTTCGCCAGCGTAAGGGCCAGCACCACCGCCATCGTCGATCACTCGGCGGATGATCGCGCCGTCGTTACCATTTCGGCGTGCCTCGCGCACCGCTTCGTCGGTAGTTTCAAAATGAGAATCGGCCGGCTCAACCTCGGAACCGGGGTTTGCCAAAGCCGCCTGATTCGCGTCATCAAACAGCTCGAAGTAGTAGCTGCCAGAGTCCGATTCAATCAGATCGCCGTTTTCAGCTCTGACCTGGTACTGACCAGGGCGCTCACCATTCCATGCCGCGCCCTCGAAGTCTGACTCGTACACGTCGCGAATGTTCACGAATGACGCATAGATGCCCGACACACCATCGGCAGGTCGCGGGGCCTCGACATCCTCGTCGGTGACTTCACCCAGGTCGATGTCTTTGGCGCGTCCGCGTTTGACGTAGGTTTGCGCCATCGCACGGTTGCTGGTCGTGAAGATGCCCAGATCGCCGCGTCGCTCCCCGCCGGTGTCGAAGAATCGGGTGAATCCACCCGTGTCGGTGCCGTGATAGACGACCAGGGGTTCGCCGTTTTCGTCGACGACTTTGGAGACTTCTTTGTTGGCATCGCTCCAGACACCACCCTTCATGCCTGCAAACTTTTCCCAATCGCCGAACCACGCCTTGAACGCGGGCGTGCGAACCTGCACCCACTGGCGCTCGTTCAGTTTCGTCGGGTTGCCATTTGGCGCACGCATCCACTGCTCGGTGCCTTGGTACTGGGCGACCACAGCGTCGTACTCGGCCTGCGCCTGGGCGCGCATTTGCTCCAGCTTGGACTGGAAGAACGTCGCGTCGGTCAGTGCGCCGCCAGGTCGGCCCACGCTCACGCGGTAGTCCTGGCGTCCGTCGGGAAACTCGTCGTCGAGGGTGAGCTTGGCTGGGTCGATGCGCACGCGCACCACGGTGTCGCCGTAGCCGGTGTCGGTCTGCTCGCGGGTGGTCAGATAAACGTCAGGCTCGCCACCCGAGCGCAGCGTGCCCGAGTCCTTGATGGCCTGGGCCTTGTCCGCGCTCGTGTGATGGAACAGGGTCACGGTGCCGTCGGAGTTGAGCGGCAGGCCGGTGGCCTCGTCCACCTGGTCGGTCGGCTGCACGTCACCCTGGTCGTACTGCGCGACCGCGACGTCGGGTGCAACACCCTCGGCCTGTACGCGCAGCGGGTAGCGTTGCACGAGCTGCTCGGGCGTCATGCCGGCCTTGGCCGCCGTCACGGCGTAGAAGTTGGCCAGCATGTTGGCGTAGGACGAATTCACCTCGGGGGTAAATCGGTTCGCCGTGTTGAGCTGCTCAGTGAACGACGTGCGCACCTGGTCGATGCTTGTCTTGAACTGCACGTCCTGGTCGCGCTCGGCGAGCGCACGGGCGACGTCGGCCTGCATGTCCTCGACCTGGGTCTGCATAAACACCTGGGCCTCGGCCCGGCTCATGCCCATCGGGTCGACCTTGATGTGGTCGATCAGCGACTGCGCGTATTGGGTCGGGGCGATCTGGCTTGCGAACTCCTCGATGGAGATACGCACGTCGCCGCCGGTGGCGAGCGCCTCGGCCAGTTGGGTGCGCACACCCTCGGGCAGTTGCTGCTCGGTGATACCGGCAGCCTGGGCGGTCTGCGCAAAGGTCTGCGCGTTGATGTAGACGTCCTGCACCGGGCCGTCCTGGGCGGCTTGCTTGACGAACGCCTCAAAGGCCACCGGGTCGCGGCTTGCGAGCTTGCTACCCTTGACCAGATCGGTGAGCTGAGTGATCGCCTGGGCATCGCGCTCGGCCATCTCGACCTGCACGCCTTTCAGGCGCATCTGCAACGCGTTCTCCATGATGGTCTGCACGACCGCGCTCGATGCGGCCTCGCTGCCACCTTGCTCGATGCTGCGCTTCTCGTTGAGCGACACCAGGGTTTCGAGGCCCTTGACCACGCTGATCTGCCCACCCACGCCCACCATCGTGGCGATCAGGGTCTGGGCGGCTGCACTGGGGCGCTCGTCCAGGTAGCTCTTGAACGACTTATCGGGGTTCAGGACCGCCCACTCGTTCAGGTCCTGGAGCACGGTGGCGAGCTGCTCGCCGGGGATTTCGGTCGCGAGCTGATTGGCCACGACCTTGTAGAGGGGCGCGCCGACTTTCAGGTCGCCGACCAGCTTGGCCAGCGGCAGCTTCTCGGTCGCGTACTCGACGGCGGCCTGCGAGACACCGAAGGACAGCGCCTGGATCGGGCTCACGTTCTTGTCGCGGGCCTCGCCGTAGGCTTGGCCGAACACGGGTGCCGTCATCTGGGCCATGTAAGCGCGCTGGCCGGCGGGACCAGCCAGCAGCATCGGCAAGCTGGCGATGTTGGTCGCCAGCGACTGCACGCCCGAGATCACGCCCGAGCCGACGATGCCCTCACCCTTGGGGGTGTTGGCCTTGGCGGTCGCCTCGATGCCCTGGCGGTACTGCGCCAGACCCTCGGCGGTTGCGCGCAGCGGGTTGCCTGGGATGATGCGACCGACCAGCGGGTCGAGCGCTGGTGCGGCCAGCTCGAACGGGGCCTGCACGGCACCCACGACGCCAGCGCTTGCGCGTTGCAGACCGGACACGCCGGCCATACCAGCGACGCCGGCATCGGCCATCAGGCCGCCACGGGGCGCGCCGGGGGCGCTGACCACGTAACGCAGCGCCGACTCGATGGCACCCATGTTCTCGACGTCATCGTGACCGACGGCAGCGTTGTTCTGGTCGGTGAGCCACTGCGCGACGGTCGGGGAATTCTCCAGCAGCCGGTCGAACTCGTTAAGGCGCACATTGCGCTCGACCTCGGGCATGTTGCGCTGCACGACGTCGGACGGCAGGCCGGTCTGACGACCGAGCTGCTGGGCGCGTGCGGCCATGTCCGGGTTTTGCAGCAGCGCGTTGTACAGGCTCGCCTTGGCCTGGGTGCGCTGGCCGTCGATGACTTGACGCGCTGCGGCGTCAATCGGGTCGGCAGATTGCTGGCCTGCCACCTTGGCCGCTGCGGCGTCGAAGTCGTCGGGAAGTCTCATTGCGTTTGGTAGGTGGCGCGCAGCACGGCCTCGACCTGCTGCGGCGTGGGGTTCTTGATGCCCTGGCGTTGCAGGGCTGCGGTGGCTTGGCGCTTTTGCGAGTCGTTGAACACCGGCGTGAAAGGCTTACCCTCGGCCTGCGCCTTGAAGGCGCGCGTGTTGGATGAGCCGAACCACGAGCCGGGGGTCGTACCCTCCAGCACCAGGCGGTCGAGAACCTTCTGGCGCTGCTCCTGGGTCAGCGGCTTGCCGTTCTCGGCTTGGGCTGCGAACAGGGCCTTGTCGGCGACCTGGTGGAACACACCGGCGTCGGGGCCCTTGAGCTCCAGCGCCTTGACGATGGCGTCCTTTTGCTGGGTGACGGTCGCGATCTGATCCGTTTCGCCACCCTTGACGGCCCGGCCCTGCACATCGACGAAGTGCTTGAAGTCGGTCGGCGAGAGCTTGTCGGCGTACTTGCGCAAGTCCTCTTTCCCGAAGTTCGGGTCCTGGGCGGATGCCAGCGTCAGCGCGTAATAGATGTTCGGGTCGGTCTTGACCTGGTTGCCCTCGGCTGCGGCCTTGGCGGTGTTCTTGAGCGCAGCCCAATGCTGCGGGTCCATCGCGGCCTGAATGGTCGCGGGAATCTTGGCCAGCGATCCGGTCTTGTTGAAGATGTCCCAGGCTTGGTCCTGGGCCTGCGCCTGCTGGCGCTTGGTAATGGCTTCCTTCTCGCCGTCCAGGGTTTTCAAGCGCGTGACGATGCCGTCCTCGTCCTTGCCCGAGAACTTCTCGCGGGCCTCGGCGAGCGCGGCCTTGACGTCGCCGCCGTGCTTGGTCCACAGATCGCCGGCGGCGTCCTGCGTGCGCTTCTCGAAGTCGCCGACATCGACGGCCTTGGTCAGTTGCAAGCGCGCCTGCGGGGTCAGCTCGGCGTTGGCCTGCTTCAGGTACTCGCGGGCGTAGTCCAGATTGCCGGCGTCGACCGCAGCGGCGATCACGGCGGAATGACCGGGCGACAGCGCCTCGACCTGGGCGGCCTCGATGGCCTTGCCCGACAAACCGAAGCGGGTGCCCTTGTTGACAGCAGCAGCGCGCACGGCGTCCTGCGCCTGCTTGATCGCAGCCGAGTCGCCCCATGCCAGGGCCATTTGCTCCTGGCCGGTGCGGATCGTGCCGTCGTCCACCGAATCCTGGTAGACGTTGTATTCCTTGGCGATGTGTTGGTTGATGCTCGCCTGGAATTGCAGACCGATCTGGTCGGCCTGCTGCTTGAACTTCAGACGCTGGGCGTCGTTGCCCAGGTTCTTGGCGATGGCGTCGAACTGCGATTGCAGCTTCTCGCCGTACTCCTGGTCGAGCGACTTGTCGCCGGGGCGCTTCAGGGCGTTCTCGCCCCGCAAGTTCACGAAGCCGTTTTCGGGGTTGAAGGTCAGCTCCAGGCGGGCCTTGGCGGCTTGGTTCATCGCGTCGTTGACGCGCACCTGGTTTGCCTGCTCCATCTCGTCGGCGACGATCCTGGACAGTGCGCTGCCCGCTTGCGTGAGGCCCTGGCCGACTTGTTGGAGCTGACGGCCCGCCATCGTGGCCTGGCCTTCGCTAAAGGGTGCATCGAATCGCGCGCCGACGGGGCGCACTTGGACGTTGGGCAGGTTCGTCGGGGCGACCTGGAACGTGTCGTAAGTTGGAACGCGTGGCATGTCAGTGTGCTTTCATCATTTCCACCAGCCAGCGCCCTGCCCGGTCTTGTAGACGGACGGTGCAGCAGAGCCCGCATTTCCCAGCAGCGAGCCGGCGGCAGCCGACAGCGGCGAAATGCCCGATGCGGTGGCGGCTGCGAAGGCCGAGCCTGCGGAATAGTTGACGCCCTGAGTGCGAGCGCTCATCGCGGCGGCTTTTTGGTTGACGCCTTGGACCTTGTAGCCGAAGGCGGCGCGGGCCGCGTTTGCGCGGACTTCACCGGCGTCGACCTCGGTCATGTAGTCAGTGCTGGCCAGCACACGCGCCGCCGAGCCGACACCCAGGTCGACGCCATTGGCGGCGATGCTGGTGCGCTGGCGGCTCTTGAGCTGGGCCGAACCCAGGCGCAGCTTTTGTTCCTCGCGCTGGCCTTGCGCGATGGCCATGCGGCCTTGCGTTTCGCTGATGCTCGCGTTGAGCTCCAACAGCGAGGCGTCGGACTCGGCCATCGCCGCGTTGAGCGTGCCCATCGCAGCCTGGTATTGCATCTGGGACTTCTGGCCTTGCGCGGACGAATACGCGCCGATGGCCGAACTGGCCATGCCCGCGCCCATCATCACTACGGAAGAAACAGCCATTTATGCCCCTTTTACGATTGGGTGAAGTTAAGCGAGAGCGCGTGCAATACGCGCACCTCGCGCCGGGTCACGACCCGATGGCGACCTCAAGGGTCATCGCCACGATGGTGAGCGGCAACGGATCGGACTGACGCACGTAGACGCTGCCCGAGTCGGCCCAGGTGGGCGTCACCATCACGTTGATCTCCTCGGACTTGAGCTCGGGGGCTGCGCCATACGGCTCGGTCGTGCGCTGCTTGGCCTCGACCAGATCGTCGGGCGTTGGGCCCACGAAGATGCCGGAGCTGCGGAACACGCGCAGCCAGACCTGGTTGACGTTCTTCACGCGCCCCTGGCCGTAGGCTTCAGTCTCGAAGGCCAGCGGTAGGGTCTGCATGTCGGCGATGATCGGCAGGCCGACGTGAATCACGGACGCCTCGACGTCCAGGGTGATCGAGCCACCGGTCACGACGCGCTGCGGGTGCACCGCACCGTCGGCCAGGATGTTCACGGTCTTGCCTTCGAGGTGGCCCAGGCCGCTGATCTCGTCAACGGGCGTGCCGTCATAGGTCAAGCCCGAGTCCACGAAGAACGCATCGGCCGGGTCCACGAACTGGCGGCTGGCCATGCGCTCGACGTAGCGCTTGGTCACGCCCCCGATGGTGCGCTTGACCACCACGTACAGGTGATCCTCGTTACCTTCGGACACGACGCAGCAGGACTCGAACGTGCCGTCGGTGTCGTGCTGGTGCCAGGCCCCCACGTTGTGCTCGGGCACGTAGGTGATGCCCAGCAGCTTGCCGGCGGTGGACACCATCCAGATGATTT